GAAGAAGGAAGAAAAAAAGCTCCTGAACTTGCAAAAAGGTTAGGAATTAATAATAAAAGATCAATTTATTATTACAAGCGGACATTAGAAATTTTGGGACATAAAATCGAAACTTATGGCGGATATGATGGTGGCTATGAACTCATTGAGCCAGAAAGATTGTCGGAATCAGAGCTGGATTTTATTGCTGAAAAAATTAACAATGAAAAATTAATGAAAAAAATTGAAAGAATTAATAAAAGATAATAATAGGAGGAATTTGGAAATGAATAAATATACAAATAATCAAGTTTTGAAAATAACATTAATAATTATAGGTGGAATATTTTTTCTCAGTTTTTTGACATGTTTAGGTGTTGGAGGATTTCTTTTAAGTGATGATTCCCAAAATACTAAAACAGAAAATAAAATTGTAGCTAAAGACAAAGTTAAAAAGAAGAATAATGATAATAAAAATAAAGCTAATTTAGCAAAAGATAAAATTAAAAATAAATCAACTTTATCTCCTGAAGATAAGATTAAAAATAAATCAACTGAAATTTTAACACCAAAACCAACTAAAAAACCAACTAAAAAACCAACTATAAAACCAACTAAAAAAATTAACACTCTTGAGGTACAATTAGCAATACTGCGAGAAAATTTTGGAGGTATAGCAGATATAACATATAAAAAATCAATTAAAACAATAGAAATATTACCAATTGATAAATCATTCATGATCGAAGTTATGCAAGCTCATGAAGGAAATAGCACAAAATTGGCAGTTTGGGAAGAATTAAAAGAAAATATAAGGTTGATATCTGCAAAAATAGAAAATAAGGAAATTATGTTAGTAATACCAAATAACTTAAATAAAGAAAATTATATATTGATTGTTAATAACGGAATAGTACTATATGACTTTGTAAAGGAGTGATTAAAAAAATGTATAATGATATTGTAAATAATTATACTAATTATATTGAAAAAAGAGAAATTGAAGAACAAAATAAAAGAGATAAAATTATTCGTGATTTAAACAATAAAAATGATAAAGATAAGAAAGAATATGAAAAAAAATTATCTGAAGATAAATTTAGAGAAAATTTAAAAAAAATTAAAGATAAATTTTAATAACTTAAAGGATGAATTTAAAATGGAAAATAGAGAAAAAATTTTATTAAAGGCATGTTTAGAACTTTTAATGAAACAAAATGATTCAAGTGATGTATTAAATCTATTAGAAGAAACTATTTTTTATGATGATGCTAATTGTGACGGATTTTGTTTAATGCAAGATATTGAAAATTTATTATATTAAAAAAATTAAAGATAAATTTTAATAACTTTATATATAAGTAATTTTATTAAAATATATCTTAATAACTTAAAGGAGATAATTAAATGTTTGAAAATTTAAAAAAGAATGAATCTAAAAAAAGCATTATCGCAATGTTAGAAACTGTAAAAGAAGCTCTTAGCATGGTTGATTTAAAATCAGAAATAATTTTAATTGATGAAATTATTGATAATGTTAATGATTCAATTAATGAGAACTCTAAATGGCAAGAATCTAAATTAAATATGAATTCTAGTAATTTAGAAAAAAATGATTCTATAATTATCAATAATAATGAAGGGCAGATTAATAATGTTAATGGTTGTGGTTCTGTTAATGCTGAACAAATTATAAAATATAATATTACTGGTGGAAACATTGGGAATATTGGTGACAATGTTAAACATAAAAGATTTGTATCAAATGATTATAAATATATAGGTGAAGAAGATTAATAAAAAAAATAAGAATGGAGAATTTATTAAAGCTCCATTATATGAATTAGAAAACAGCGTAACATATGAATCAATTTTATGTTTTCCTAATATTAAAGCAAATAAATTTAATTTAGTATTTAGTGTAGATTATAAAGATATTAGAATCAATAATATTATTATCAAATAATTAGTATTTAAGCATAATGCTTTAAATAAATAAAATAATGTTAAGGAAGCTTAGAAATTCTAAGCTTCCTTTTGTTTTATTCAATATTTATAGTACAATATACTTAAAAGTAGAGGAGATGATGTCTTGAAAATTAAAAAGTTATCAATGAGCGAATTAATCAATGCTGAATATAATCCAAGAAAAAATTTACAAGAAAGTGATCCAGAATATCAAAAGATAAAGAAAAGTATTGATGAATTTGGTTATGTTGAGCCGATTATCGTTAATGAAAATTGTGAAAATAATAAGTATAGAATAATTGGAGGTCATCAAAGAGTAAAAGTATTAAATGATTTAGGTTATACCGATATTGATTGTGTTGTTGTTGGTCTTGATGAAACAAAAGAAAAAGCTTTAAATGTAGCACTCAATAAAATATCTGGCGAATGGGATAATGAAAAGCTTTATGAAATTTTAAAAGATTTCGGAGAAGATGATTTTCTTTTAACTGGATTCGATAATCAGGAATTTAAAGATTTAGAAGAAGAATTCAAAAGTCTTGGAAATAATAATAATAATTCTTCGGGATCTGGCAATAATGAAAATGATGAAAATAGATATACTGATAAAATTGCATCGCCAGAATATACTCCTAAAATGGATGAAACTCCACCAATTAATGAATTAGTTAATGTTGATAGAACAAAAGAATTAATTAATAAAATTAATAAAAGTAATATCGATCAAGATTTAAAAGATTTTTTAACCCTTGCCGCAAATAGATTTTTAACCTTCAATTATGAAAATATCGCAGAATTTTATTGCCATCAAAATAAAGAGACTCAAGAATTAATGGAAGATTTAGCTTTAATTATAATTGATTATGAAAAAGCTATCGCTAACGGTCTTGTTGATTTTTCAAAAAAAATAAATGAATTAAGAGAAGATGAATTAAATAATAATGAAGTTGAAGGGCCATTTGGAGAGGATGATTTTAATTGAGAAAAGATTTTTGTGTTTTTATTTTAAGTCATGGTCGTGCTGATAAAATACATACGATTGATATGTTAAATAATCTTGGTTATTCTGGCAAATGGTTTATTTTGATCGATAATGAAGACGAAACAGCCGATCAATATTTTGAGAAATATGGAACTGAAAAAGTTTTAATGTTTGACAAAAAAGAAGCATGTAAAAAGACTGATCAAGGAGACAATTTTAACCATAGGAAGACTGTAGTCTCGGCAAGAAATATCTGTTTTGATATTGCTAAAGAAAAAGGATTTAAATATTTTATGGAACTTGATGATGATTATAAATCAATGAATTATCGATTTAATAAGAATTTAGATTATAAACATACAAAAATTAGAATTCCAATATTAGATAATATTATTGATGAAATGATTAAATTTCTTGAATATAACAAAGATATTCTAACCGTTACATTCGCTCAAGGTGGGGATTATATTGGGGGAACAAATAACCCAATGGGAGCAGCTATAAGATTAAAAAGAAAAGCTATGAATAGCTTTGTATGTAGTGTAGACAGAAGGTTTAGTTTTTTAGGAAATGTAAATGAAGATACAACAACCTATGTAAAATTAGGACAAGAAGGTAAAATTTTTGTAATGCTTAATCATATCGCACTAGAACAAATACAAACCCAAAAACAATCAGGAGGAATGACAACTATATATTTAGAACAAGGAACATATGTTAAAAGTTTTTATACTGTAATGTATTGTCCATCATGTGTAAAAATTTCTATGATAATAAATAATGATTCAAAAAGAATACATCATAAAATCAAGTGGAAAAATGCTGTTCCATGTATATTAAACGAGAAATTTAAAAAGAGTTGATATTATGTCAAAAGTCAAAAAAGCAGGAAGAAAAAACGCATATGATACAATAATTTATCCTCAATTAGATCAAATTAGATTTTGGCTTAATGAAGGTTATTCGCACCAGCAAATTTATAAAATGTTGGGAGTAAGTGAAGCAACTTTCTATAAATATTCTACATTAAAAACAGAGTTTAAAGAGGTACTAAGGAACAGTAAACAACAATTAGAAATCAAATTAACGGAAGCGTTATATAAAGAAGGTCAAGGCTTTGAACATACTGAAGTACAAACAGAATTAGAAGAAGATGTAATAATTGATAATGGTGAGGAAAAAGTAATAAAAAGAAAAAAGAAACAAAAAAAAATTACAAAATTTCATAGAGGGAATATTAACGCTTTAATTTTTGCTCTATGTAATAGATTTCCTACTAAATGGAAAAGAGTTGATCAAGAAATCATTGAAGAATTTGAAAAGGGAAGAATTAAACTTAATATTACAGATGAACATATACAAAATGCCTTCAAAGCTTTATATCCTGCAATTGATGATGACGACTATAAGCAATTAGAAAAAGAAATTAAGGAAGAAGAGGATAAAAATGCAGAAAACAAAGAAGAGAAATAAAAAAACAATAATAAAATATTGTGATATTCTTTCTTTTGCTGTTATTAATTCTCTTTATAATAGACAAGAAGCACTACCAAACTTTTCTAATATTGTTGATATTGATGAATCATTCGCCGGAAAAGCTCCAAGATCAAAGGAACATTTAGCACTTTATTGTGCTACAGTATTAAATAATAAATTTCCTTATCCTCGAAGTACTAATGAATATTGTGTAAAGAATGATCATAAATCTCCATTAGATGCATTATGGGGAGCTTACTCAGAAGAAGATTCCTTTTCCATATGGTATGCAATGAGAGGATCAGGTAAAACAAGAGATTTAGCGATTCTTGGTTGGTTAGAAAGTGTTTTTAAACCTCATTGCTGGACAACTGTATTAGGGGGAAGCTTAGAACAGTCAATAAAAGCGGTTGCATATACTAATGAATTATGGAATATGCCAACGGTAGCTCATTTAAGAAACAAACTTTTAGTTAATGGTCAAGTAGCTGGAAGAGGTTTTAAAACAACTCATGGATCACAATTTCAAGCTTTGGCAGCTTCTACAAAATCAATAAGAGGGCCCCATCCTCAAAAATTAAGATTAGATGAAGTTGATGAAATGGAAGAAAAGATATATTTGGGAGCTTTAGGACAGCCGAAGTCAAATTATGGAATACTTGATAATGTAATAATTTCTAGTACTTTACATAATGCTTTTGGCTTAATGTCTGAAATAATCGATAATAGATATGAAATTGGAGCTAAATTATATGCTTGGTGTATTAATGAAGTTATTGGAAAAAGAGGCTTTTGGACATTAGAAGAATTTGAAAGAAAAATAAAACAATGTACCAAAGCAATGGTTGATGCTGAATATTTACTAAAGAGACCTAAAGTAGGAGAAACGATTTTTGAATTTGATAGTATAGATAGAGCATATAACAGAGGAAGAAATGATATATTTGAGCCTAAAGTATTTACAGAGGCTGGAATTGACTGGGGATATAGTTTTACAGCTTTTTCTTTAATTCAAGACCCTAGAGAAATTTTCAGAAATAATATAACTAAATATTGGGAATATGTCGAATTAAAAGAAAGATGCAAGGCAATAGCTGAATTATGTATTAAATATAATGTAGTAGCTGTTTATTGTGATAGTAACCCTAAAGATAGTAATATCACACTGCAAAAAACTTTTAGGGAGTTAAGATGTTCAACTAAAGTTATTCCAGTATCTTTTAATAAATGGAAAGGTATTGGCATAAATGTGTTAAGATTTTTATTAGAAAGAAACAAATTAAATATTACTAATAAAACTGCTCAAGAGAAAATGAAAAAATATCATTATGCAAACCCAGAACTAGGGCAGATTGCAAAGATTGATGATCATATACCAGATAGCTTGATAGCTTGGGCTACAAGTAGG